TATAACTTGGACTGCTCGGCATTTGGTATCTATGGTATCATCTTCCAGTCAGAAGCTGTTGCTGGTCTATCCCTCATGGGCATGAAGGTTGACACCGTACAGGATGTTCGCCGCAATACTCAGTTCACCGTAGGCAGCATGCTTAAGGGTACTGGTATCATCAAGCCTGAGATGGTCAAGCTCATCACCGCTGGCTCAGCTGCGGCTGCTGCTGATCTTCGTGCTGACATTGCAACATACCTCTCATCCACTACCGCTGGTAACTGGACTGGTGGTTTTGCTGCAGAATACGCTGTAACAAGCTAATGATTACCACTCTCCTTCATAACAAGTTTCTATTATTAGTACTAGTTTGAATCGGAGGTGATCGTTTATCTACCCCCGGCTCCCTTAAGTGGGAGTCGGTGGGTTTTTTCTAACAATTTAAAGGAGGCTACTATGGGCTTAATAACAAAGCTACAAGCAATTAATCATATGCTACTGGCTTCAGGTGAAAACCTTGTAGCCGACCTTGAGGGTGAGTCGGGTATTGATACAGGAATTGCAGACACACTTTTAGAGCAAGCAAGTATGGATCATCAGATGCGTGGACTATCGGGTAATAAGTTTACCCGTGAGTTTGGTCTAGTAACCGATGGTTATATTGCACTACCTACTCCCGATGGAGATGAATCTGGTATCTTAGCTGCTGAATTAGTGTCACAACATACAAATAAAGATGGTTATCTTATCAAAGCAAGAGTTTTGAATAATACATCTCCAATGCGTCTGTGGAACATTACTGATGATACAGATATATGGCAAGCCACTAATGGTCCGTATTATATTGAACTGACTATGAAACTACCTTGGGAGAATCTAGAGACTGCAGTACAGAGAGCCATCATGGCTACTGCTATGCGTCACTACCAGAGTATTACTCAGGGTGATGAAGCTACTGATGCTTTCTTGGGATACCAAGAGCAACTCTTTGCCCTTAAGAGCAAAGCAGCGGATGTAAATGACAAGAAGAAAAGCATCTTCGGTATGTACAGTATGCCTAGAAGCTCAGCACAGCGTTCTCGTAGTTTAAGTGATCCAAATCGGTTTAGATACTTTCGCACTGGAGGTTTTTAATGGCTATTCGCAGACGCAGCCCACAGGCTGGCTATGCCTCAACCAAAGTTCCTGTCTTCACAACCAACTCTGTTGGCAGACAGTCGCCTAATAGACGGCAACCAAACGAAGCAGAGAATATTGATAATGCTTTAGTTTCCCTAGAGCGTAACTTTGAGAAGCGACCCGGCTTTGAGATTGTACCGCAGAAGACTGCAGCAGAGGCTACCTCATGGGATACCTCATCAACCACTATTCGATTAGATTTATATTCTTTAGCCGCTGTTCCAGCAAACCATGATCTATGGTATTATTGGTACAGTATTAATGAAGAGAATACATTCCTTGTTGTCATTGATTTTAGTGCAACAAGTGATGCTGAAAAGTTATTCTATATCTTCAGAGTCTACCCTACAGGTACATGGGAAGATTTAACTCCTGCTGATCAGACCAATGCCACTGGTGTTGTTAAGACAGACAGCCGTGCATACATCACACATAACCCCAATAACAAGACAGCCAAGGAAGCCCTTAAGGCTGTATCGCTAGGATCAAGTGTCGTTGTTCTTAATAAGAATGTACGAGCGGGATTTAGTTCTGATGTTGAAGGTAAGTTATTTGATCTTGATGGTGTAGTAACTGGAACTGATGATATCAATGGTCGTAAGATTAAATACTATACGGCAGTTAAGGTTGCCAAGGTATTTGACACAGGTACAGACGGCTTAGCGGCTACTACCGATGATGTTTTACTTGGCTTCCGACCTGCATTATTAATAGGTAAAGCAGCAGCTGGATCAGCTACTACTATTACATTAGATAGTAGTTCTAGTGATAAGGATGATTCTTATAATTGGATGACAATTACAATAACATCTGGAGTTGGATCAGGACAAACTAAAGTAATTCAAGATTATGTAGGATCAACAAGAAGTGCAACAGTGTCAACTTGGAGTATAACTCCAGATGCCACATCTCGTTATACTATTGATATTAGCAGTCTTCTTGTTACAGGCACAGCCGTAAGTGGTTCCACCTCAACTATTAAATTAGCAGCTAGTGCCTCTATAGTAACTAACGCTTATGTCGGACAAACAATAACTATTACTGGTGGTACTAATAGTGGGCAAGTAAGAACTATTGTTAGTTACGATGGTGGCACACAAACTGCCACAGTAAGTAGTGTTTATTCAACAGCAATAACCAATTCATCTACTTATAGTATTGCCATAACTAATGCAGACTATATTTCTGCTGATGATTACTATTACTATAATACAGCTCAAGCTTACTTAGGAAGTCGTGTTAATGATTTATCTGATATTAGATTGCCTCCTGAAAAAGATGATTGGTTTTCTAATAATGCTAAACTAACTAGTACTACAGATGATACTGCCAAGCAAATGCTTGAGTCTCTCTATGACAGCGATACTCTTCTCAGTGGTATTATCAAGGGTCGTGGTAAAATCTTCTTCACACTTAATCCATATCTTAATACAACAAGTGGATACTATAGAGTTATTAGTTGGAATCCAGCTGAGCAAACTTATTACTATAGCCCTTCAGATGCAACTAGAGGTATTTATACTTACTCTGGAACAACTGGAGGTGTAGTCCATACAACTGAAATTACTACAACAGGTAGACCTTATCTCCAAAAGATTAGAACACCCGATGAACACTCTTACATTGATCCCCGAAGAATGCCACAGAAACTTGTGGTATCTATTGCTGCATCGAATGTAACCGCATGGAACATGGAACCAATTCAATGGTCTGCTAGAACCACAGGTGACAAGACAACTAATCCGGGACCGAGTATCTTTAAGACCGTAGACCGCAAGAGCCTAAAGCATGTAAAGATTAACTCTATCGCAGTCTTTAAAGATAGACTGTGGTTCTCTGCTGATGATGTTATTTTCTCATCTGAGATGGGTGAATATGAATCACTCTTCCTTAAAGATTCAAATAACATTATTACTACAGATCCTATTGACATTCGTGTCTCCTCAAATAGCTACTGTGAGATCACAAGTATGACTCCCTTTGAAGAGTATATGTTTATCAATACCAAGGCTAACATCCAATTCCAATTGATGTCTGCCGCAGGTATGGAACTGTCGCCAAGCAATGTAGCGGTAGCCCCGGTTACCTACTATGGTACTGCGCCTATCCTAGACCCACAGTTTATTGGGTCACGACTATACTTCTTTGATTCCCAGAAGCTCTTCCTGTTTACGGGTAAGGGTACAATGGGCTACGCTTCTGCTGTAGAGGTTTCAAGCACAGCAGCTGGCTATCTACCAAAGAACTACAGGACTGCAGCCACAGCCCCCGCACAGGACACACTACTGTTTGTAGATGATGACCAGCGGAATCATATTTATGGGTATGTCAATCGGTTTAGTGGGGATAGGGTTGTACAGAATTCATTCTATCGTTACATTTTAGATGCTACAGATTCTATTGAGACACTGCAGTGCTTTTCTAATAACATGTATGTTGTCAGTAAACGAGAAACTAGTGCTGGTAGTGAAACTTATAAATATTATCTTTATCGTAACTATATGTTAAATGAAGATGTGTATATTCCTCGTCTTGATCGAATGTTTAAGATGAAAATTATTAACTCAGATTCACAAGCTGTTAATTACAATGCTAAATATGATCCATACACAGCTACTACTACTTATCGTATACCGGGACATACTAACATAATTGAAATAGATAAATACTTTGTTGTTCTTTTTAAGGGATATTTAAATAACGGCACTCCTGATAGTGAAGATTTAAGTAATGTAGCTATACAACCTTTTAGTGTCACTAATAAAACAGATGCTAATGGTGGACAGTATACAGAGATTGTAGTTATTGGTGCAAACTATGCAATCAATAATTACTATGTATACATTGGTGTTAAGTTTAAGATGAATGTAGAACTCAGTACTCTGTTTGTACGCGATGAAAATAATAATATTATAGATGGTGTATTGAATATCCGTAGTGCTATCTTTAGACACTACTTCACTGGACCATATGATATTGAAGTAACCCATAGAGGTAGACCCGCATTCACAACAAGCTATATTCCAACAAGACCGGAGTATACAATCTATGAAGATACTTTACCTCTAGAGATATTTCAAAAGCAAGGTGAATTTGTATCTAAGATTCTTGGATACTCAGATTCAACTACTATTAGAATTACCAGTGAATACCCAACTCCAGTTAATATTACGAACATGGAGTTTAAGGGTAAGTTTAAACAGAAATATACAACCATTGACACTTAACGGAGACACATATGACAACATATGATAACTTACATATAGCACAGACAACACTCATCTATGACTCAAATAATAATTCATCTGTAGCAAGTGGTACTTTTGATTTAAGTACAATGGCATTCTTACCGAATGTCCCGCTTATTGATCAGATTGAAGTCGAGAGAGTCTTTGATACTGGAGCTGATACTAATTTTGGAACAAATGTATTTACAATTGCAGACCGAAGACAGTTATTCATCTTCCCAAAAAATTGGTACACAATCAATGAACAAACCAAGGTATTGACCTTTATTGATTTAAGTACAATTCTTGTTGGCTCATCTTACAATCCTTTTAAGTTTTATCCTGAAAGCCGTTCTTTTTCACTAACTTTAAAAGATGCAAATGGGAATGACCAGTATGTTGACATCCCACTACTGCAAGCAAATACAACTTCCGGACCGCCAGTTCGACAGTATGATAAAGTTTTTATTCGTAGAAAGACTGTATCACTCAATAGCATTGTAACCTTTGCACCCGGTACTCGCTTAACTACAACACAGTTAAACCTACAGTTTGATCAGTTAAAGTATTTAGTACAAGAAGTTGTTGCTAAGATTCGTAATGAAATTATTCTTAAGTATGACGAGAATGCAGTTGACGGTCCCTTCTTAGGGAACGGCGATTTGAAAATGAATAATAACTTTATTAAGGATGTAGGTAGTAAAGAAATTACTGATACTGGAACATTCTTTACGGGTCAAGATAATATCGCCTACTCAGGTGGTACATTTATTGCCAATGTGTTAGCAGTAAAAAATGCTGTAACCAAAGGTGCAATCTATCGTACAGGTCTAGTTGCTGGAACACCAACATTTACTGGTGACTTTACAACCAGACTTCCGGGTGTTGCAACAGATTATAAAATTACAAATTTATCTCCCGGTACTGCGGCAACTGATGCTGTAAACTTAAGTCAGTTAAATAATGCTGACAACTTAACTTCCGGCACAGTAGCTATTGCTAGACTTCCTAATGCTATCCCACTGTCTAAACTAAGTTCAGCAATAGGACAAACTTATACCTTCCCTTTAGAGAATCTTCCTAGTACTTTAACTACATCTGTTGGTACTTTTGGACAGCTAACAGCAAGCAATACCAATAACATGGTGTCTGCTACTGTTAATAGCAAGGGTATCTTAAGCAGCCTAACCCATAGAAATATGACGGTCGATGATCTTCCAGTTGTATCTGGTCTAGTCGCACAATCATATGGTGGGACAGGTAAACTGCTTACAGTCGCAGCAGATACCAAGGGTCGTATTACTTCTATTAGTACTGCTACTATTACAACAAGTGATTTACCAAATACTGCTGTTACCGCTGGTTCTTATGGAGCTATTAGTGGTGTTAGTGCCAATGCACTCACACGCTTTACGGTAGATGCTAAGGGTAATCTAACTGCAGCTGCTAACAGATCAATTGAAGTAAATGATTTACCTACTACATCCGTTACTGGTGCTGGTACATATGGTCAAGCTACGGCATCTAATACCAACAATATGTTACAAGTTGCGTATGATAATAAAGGTCGTGTAACTACCACTAGCCATAGAAATATGGGCATTGATGACCTTCCCGGTAGTATTCCATTAAGTAAATTGAGTAATGCTTTATCCCAAAGTTATATCTTACCAAAAGATGCTATTGCTGACGGTTCTATTTTAGTTGCAAAATTAGATACAGTAACCGCAGGTCAATCAGCTCTTCCAGTAAGCTTTATACCTTCAGGTATTATCCTTAGTAAGATTGATCCTGCAACTCCCGGTGCATTCGTTCTCCCAGACACATGTCTAAATACTATTGCTACTATCACAGCAGGAGCGTATAGTACGCAGCCTGTAAAAGATATCACAGTAGATACTAAGGGAAGAATAACTGCTATTAGCCAAAGAGCTATTACTAGTGGAGATATTCCTGCATTATCTGCTTCAGCTATTAGTATTACTACTTCACCTTTTGCTGATGCTTTGATTCCACCTTTAGCTACATCTTCAGCGGGTAGTTATGGTAGTACTACTACTATTCCTACATTCACTGTAGATACTAAGGGACGAGTCACTGTGGCTGCAAACTCTGTAGCCATATCAACAGCACATATCAGTAATTTTAGTACTAACACTAATACTCTTATTGATGCAAGAGCACTATCTCTTGGGGTTGGTGCTTTCTTTAATGCAGGTACTAAGTTAATTAGTAATGTACTTAATCCCGTAAGTGATCAAGATGCAGCCACTAAGAAATATGTAGTGGATAATTTCCAAAGTCTTAGTGGTTTCAATGCTGCTGCACTGACGCAGATTCAAGCGAATGCTCCATTCTGGGATTCAGTCAATAGCCGCTTTACTGCCCTAAGATCTTCAGTAGCTCAAAATATCTTTGGTGTTGCTACACCAACAGTGGATAGTCATGCAGCTAATAAGCTATATGTTGATACTGCTCTAGCTAGTTACACAACTACAGCAACTCTTAATACGCCGATAGATGCTAGACTTGCTACTAACTCAGTCTTCTTGTCTGGTGCTGTGCTCAGTGCAGGTACTAAAAGAATTACTGCGGTTGTAGATCCTACTTCGGCTCAGGATGCAGCAACTAAGAATTATGTAGACACTAATTATACTCTAACCTCAGCTATCAATACACCGATAGATGCAAGACTTGCTACCAATTCAGTCTTCTTATCCGCAGGTTCGCTAAGTGCCGGGACTAAGAAGATTATTAATGTAGTTGATCCGACTCTGGCTCAAGATGCAGCAACGAAGAATTATGTAGACACAAACTACACATTAACTTCAGGTCTTAATACTACTATTGATAATCGACTTGCTACCAATTCAGTCTTCTTATCCGGAGGTGCGCTAAGTGCCGGGACTAAGAAGATTATTAATGTAGTGAATCCAACAGCTGCTCAAGATGTTGTTACAAAGAGTTACTTAGAAGCTAATGCAATCTTTGCTACCGGATCCAATTTAAGTGCGGGTAATAAATATCTCACTGATATGATTATGCGCCCTGCTGGTTCTTTGGCAGCTAATGATGCCGTTAACTTTGGTTATGTTGAAACAGCTGTTCTAAATGCTGGTGGTTCTATTGTTGGTACGGCTACTCCTCAAGTGTTTAAACAAACTTGGGCATCTGCTACTGCCATTGCATCTACAACACCAGCAACTACAAGCTTTATACGCTATCGCTTTAATTTTGTAGATCCTACAAACCCAATATACGCAACCAGTTCAGCAATGATTCTGATTGATGCTGAGGGTGGCACTAGAGTCTTCACTCCTAATGCATTAGATGCTACGGCTGGTACTGTATATGATGGATACTTCTTCTTAGATACTAGTGGTGGAGCAACTAAAGTACTAAATGTATATGTTAGTGCTACCCCAACAGGAAGCATCACAATTAGAAACTTTGGTTTATCTCGCGTTGTTTCTGGTGGTCTTGCTACAACTAGTTCAACTGGTTTAGTATCTATTGCTTCCGGAAATGATGGTGGTATCAGTGTAACAGGTCTTGGTGATCTTGCACTTATTCCTGCAACTGCAACTCAACTTGGTGCTGTCAAACTAGGCACAGGTTTAGCTGCTGGCTCTGGTGGCATAGTAAATGTTACTTATCCTACTGCTGGCACTGCTACCCTTGGTCAGGTTATGGTTGCTCTAGTTGCAACTAGTGGTTTAAGTCTTAACACCTCAACAGGTGCGTTGTCTTTACCTATTGGTACTGCTTCACAACTAGGCGGTTTAAAGCTAGGCACAGGCTTAGCTGCTGGCTCTGGTGGCATAGTAAATGTTACTTATCCTACTGCGGGTAATGCTACCCTTGGTCAAGTCATGGTTGATGCTGTTGCCACAAGTGGCTTAAGTTTAAACACCTCAACAGGTGCTTTATCTTTACCAGCTGCAACTACGACACAACTTGGTGGTATTAAGCAAGGCACAGGACTTACCATTACAGCTGGTGTTGCTGCGGTTAATCTGACTGATACAGTTAATACAACCAGCAGCACGACTGCTGCTTCGGCTACCTCTGTTAATACACTAAGACTAGCCAGTATGCTTATTGACGGTACTATTCAGATGACAGGTAAGCTAAGGACTGCTACTGCAACTACGGCAATAGCTTCTCTATCTATTCCTCCTTCGGCTGCAACCCTTGGTACATTGGTTAACGGTGACCTATGGAATCTTAATGATGTCTTACAGTTTAGAACAACCTCAGCTACTAAGCAAATTGCTTATAGAGATGCAGCTACAACAGGTGCTCTTGGTTTAGTACAGATTAGTACAGGCAATGATAGTGGTCTTAGCATCAATGGTTCTGGTGTACTTTCTGTTGTTCCTGCTACTTCTACCGTATTAGGTGGTATTAAGCAGGGTACAGGACTTACTATTACATCCGGTGTTGCTGCTGTAAACCTCTCTAGTTCACTAGCCTCTACACTTACTGATACAGCAGCGACTTCTTCTGCTATAAAAACTGTTAATGATTATGCTGTAGCCACTAACTCTGCTCTAGTTACTGCAACTGCAAGAGTAACAACGCTTGAAAGTACTACAGTTCCTGCGGTTGCTACTACGGCAAACAATGCGTTGGCTCGTGCTGGTGGAACAATGACTGGGATGATTCAACTACCCGGTAGTACTACCTCTCTAGCTCCTATACGCTTTGTTGGTGGCTCTGCTCCTACCTCACCTACAGCGGGTGATCTTTGGTGGGAATCAAATACACTGAAACTGCGTGTTGGTGCTGCTACTAAGGATTTGGCATTTACTGATTCCCCACTTACGGGAAATGCAGCAACTGCTACTCAGCTAGCTACTACTCGTGCCATTGCCCTTACTGGTGATGTTACTGGTACAGTTAATTTTGATGGCTCTGCTGCTGTTTCTATAGCTACAACAATAGCCGCTAACTCTGTTGCTCTTGGTACTGATACTACTGGAAACTATGTTGCAACTGCTACGGGCAGTGATGGTGTTGCAGTTACCGGAAGCGGCAGTGAAGGTGCTGGTATTAGTATTACTAATACTGATAAGGGTAGCTCACAAGCTATCTTTAAAACCATCACCCCATCTAGTGGAACATCTGTTACCGCTGCTACAAACTCTAGTACACTCAATCTAACTGCAGGAAGTGGTATTACTGTTACTGGTTCGGGTTCAACAATTACTATTACTAATTCGGCAGTAGCTCCAAATATCTTTGGAACTATTGCTGTAGCTGGTCAATCCAATGTTGTTGTCGATACCACAACAGATACTTTAACACTTGCTGCTGGTACTGGTATGAGTATAACTACTGATGCTACTACTGATACTGTTACCTTTAATAATACTGGTGTTACTAGTGTTACTGGTACAGCCAATCAAGTAACTGTAACTGGTACTACTACGCCAACTCTAAGTTTACCACAGAACATCCACACTGCTGCTACTCCAACATTTGCTGGAGCCACACTTGGATCTGTTATAATTACTAGTGCTGCGGCTAATACACTAACAACAACAGGCAATCTAGATCTTATTCTAGATCCTGCTGGAACAGGTAAGATCAGCTTGCTAGCTAATGTGGATTGTTCTACAAATACCTTAACAGCGGGTGCTAGTACTTTAGGTACACTTTCATGTGATGCTATTACATTTAAGACTACAGGCACTAAGCTTAAACTCGGTACAACAGATTCTACACTAGAAGCTATTTCTACTGCTAGTGCTGGTACTTATGCTGTTGGTGATCTTGTTCTTCGTGCTCCAGTATCCGGTAAGGCATTCTTGGTTTACAGTCCATCTACGGCTCCCACCCTAGCGGATGCAATTATTACTAAGAGTGCAATGGATACTGCAATCAGTACCGCTACTTCAGGGTTTATGACCCTTACTGGTGGCAACGCAGGTGCAAATAGTCAAACCTTTGGTTCTTCTCTTGGTAACTTTAGTGTTACGGGCTTTGCAGGTGCTACTAATTTCGAGATTTTAAATAGTGGTAGTGCTTCATTCGCTAAGCAAGTTACTATTTATCAAGGTGGTCTTGCTGTTAATTCAGGTGGTATAAGTGTTTCAGGTGCTTCTGCTATTGGTGGTAGTTTAACTGTTACAACCGCAGCAATTACTGCTGCTACAGCACCAACTACTGGAAACCATTTAACTAATAAGACTTATGTTGATGGTGCTATAGATAGTATAAGTGATACTAATGCTAGCCTTCCAATTAAAAAACTGCTTATGCAGGTTCCTATAAGACAATATGTAATAGGAGCAATAACCCTGGCTGCGGCTGCCGTTATTACTACTAGTGGTATGACTGTTAATGTACCAAAATATTTTCCAATATTCCATTCATCGGGTGGTGCTAGAAATACATCTCTTACTGTACTTGAGGGTCATCAAATTATAATTCTTGAGCAAAAACTAACAGCGGGTAGTACAACTTTTGCCTATACCAAATCTGCGTTATTTGCAACTGTAGATCCAATTGCAACAATGCTAGCTTATCGTATAGATTCTAATTCTATGACTACTACTGGAACATTTACTAGAGTATCTGTAGGAAGTGTTTTAACTGGTGGTGTAGGTGGTACTACATTCACACTTAATAATGGTGGTGGAGCAACTATTGAATATGTTTTAATGCGTATAGCTTAAGGAATAACCTATGAATGAGAATAACATTGGTATCTATGTTTCGGTATTGCAATTAGCTATTCTCACCATTGGGGTAGTTACTGTTATTATACGCCTAGGCAAAAGGGAGGCTCAAATCGACAACAGCATGGCAGAACTTCTTCTATTAAAAGACATAACTAGAGATCTAGTTAAGACTGATATTGAATTAGGAAAGAACATGGTGGCTGTGATGGTTGAGTTGAAGGAACTACGGTATCGTATTGAGATGCTGGAAAGGAATTAATGCGTAAGATATTCTTACTAGTTTTTCTTACAGGATGTTCATCTGTTAATGAGATATCTACAAGCACTTATAAGATTCAAACAAATGCTTTACAGATATTAAATACAAATGACATCGTAGTCGCCCACAAACATGCCCGTAATATCCTTGGTGAATCTGAGGATATTGCTGGTGTCTTAGGTAACATTAAAGACAGTACCCCTTGGTGGGCAGACCTACTTAGTTACGGCTTTATTGCTTTAGCTATATTAGGTGTATGTGTACTCTTGTGGTACACAGGAATTGGTACATTAATTAAGAAGGTAGTATATTCTCTTGGGTTGTTTATCCCAGAGAAGAAGATTCAACAAGCTAAGTTGCTTGCTGAAGCCAAGGACGAATCAGATCCTACTACCATTAGAGAAGCAATCGCAGCATTCAGAGCAGGAGATCCTGCCTTCGATGCTGCATATAAGAAAGTACAAGGATAATATTATGGCATCATTTATTGGTTCAATTTGGTTTGCATGTCTTCTTTGCGTGGTTGGCTATATCGCTGGATCAGTCGTTCCAGTGAGCAAGCTGCCTGAGCTGTTTAAGAAGAAGTGAATAAAGAACTTATCACTCAATTAAATGCTCGTCTTATTGAGCGTCTTCTAGACGATCTTCAGGACGATACAAAGAGTACCCCCGGTCTGTACCAAGTCATTCGTGGCGTGGTCAACGACAACCGGGAAGCTCTAGATGGCATCCCTACTACCTCCCTAGATACCCTAGAGAGTGCTATGAAGGCTAAGATGCCATTCAAATTTAAGTCTACCCAGATTTAAAACAACGGTTCCTAGGGGCAGGAATGCCCTTAGGAACCATTTGATTGTACTTGGGCTAGCAAGATAGCCCATTGACTGAGAAACCGTTTATAACCCCTGCTAGGGGGTTTAGAAAGGAAGCCCATGAAAGCTCCCCCAGAAGTCCTAGAAGACTTTAGAAACCATCTTTACTTTTGTTTCAAGTACCTAGGCTTGGGTCAACCTACCCCTAAGCAATACGCTATGGCACATCGGCTCCAAGTAGGAACTAAGGATATGCTCCTACAGGCAGGGCGTGGTGACGGCAAGTCCGTTATCATGGCATGCTATGTCTCATGGTTACTCTTGTTGAATCACAATACTACAATACTTGTATTATCAGCAGGGGCTGACCGAGCTATTAAGTTTGTGTTTCAAACAAGAGCTATCCTAACTCAGGTTCCTTACATGAAGGATCTTGAGCCATTAGAGAATGACAAGGATAGTGCCTTTGGTTTTAATGTACATACCCGTACCCAGTTCGGACAGGATCTGTCAGTAACTGCTAAGGGTATTACCTCACAGATCACAGGTCTACATGCTGATCAGATTATTGGTGATGATGTTGAGATTGTAGAAAACTCTGACTCCCCTCAGGCTAGAGAGAAACTCTGGGAGAGATGCTTGGAGTTAGAGAATGTAGTAAATAAAGTTGATGTGGCTAGTATCCGATTCTTG